AGCTGTAAAAGTATCTACGGTAAGATTAGAAGACTGTAGGTTAATTAAGTTATCAACTATAACTTCTAATGCCATGCCGTTTGGCGGAGCTGCATCAAATGTTAAAGTGCTACCACTAAAAGAAAAAGTATCATGGTGCTGCATAACACCATTTAAAAAGACCATAGCGTTTGCTTCTACGCTAGGATCTATGCCTATATCATAATCTGTAGCACTTGATGCGGTAGTGGCATTGTAAACCGTTTGGTTTGCAGACTTAGCTGCAATGTTTTCTTGGATTGTTTCAAGAACTCCAGCCGTTACCCTACCTTCGGCCGCATCTCCAGAAGAGAAAGCCCTTGCTGTAGTGCCCTCTTGAGCACGTACAATAGTTAAGGTATTGCCAGATCTAGCTGTACACTTACATATTTCATTATTCGTTCCGTCATCAAAGGTAAGTAGAAAAAATTCACCGGCAGATAAGGACGGAAAAACGCTTCCATCTGTAACTGTCGCACTCGTTGCAGAGTTTGACAAGTTCGATGCAAGTGTAGTCTTGGCATTGTTCTTAAAAACAATTCCCACAGTAAAAGCCTCCTGTTAAATTAGCTGACTGTTACTGTCCAGGTAATTGTCATTGAGTCGGCTGCACCCTTGTTTACTACTGAAAAAACTGTTCTGCAAAGCATAGTACCACTAGAAGAAGCATTAAATAAGCCAGCTTCTGTTACGGCACCAGTACCTGTACCAGCTCCAAAAGTCGCAACGTAAGTCACAACAGCACCAGAAACAGTAGTACTTGTTAGAGATACTCTACCAAGTTGATTGCCTAGTGCGGAGTTTGAAGCGGCAGCTGCTGTAGAACCACTACCAATAGCCATGTGCGACATAGCTGTTGCAGTAGCGTCTTTCATTCTAGAAGCAACGTACTCTTTACCATCAGTAACTACAAGGTTGTCTATCTCCTGTACTACTTCTCCGTTAAGAGCAATAGCAAGTTTACCTTTAAGTTTTAGATCATCATTTATCATCTATAGTCTCCATTAATTTAATACAAATGTATTTAAAGCCGCAGTATTAAGTATAGAGCCACCGCCGGGTATAAACAAAATACTAATCGACTCAGTTATTGTAGCACTATCTGTTGCAGTTTTGCCAAAACTCTGCACTAAACTTTCTGCTACAGACACAGCATCTGACGAACTAAGGCCAAATTCGTGTGTCAAAACTTCTGTTATAGCTAATGTATCTGCAGCGCTAGAAGCTAAACTAAAACTACTTGATTCAGTTATACTAAAGGCATCCGCTAATGCATTAGCGCTAGCAATACTTAAATCTTCAGACAAAGATGTAGTATCCGCACGTGTTAGTGAAGTAGAAAAAACAGGGGCCGCGTCCGAAGCACCTAAAGTATCAGAGGGTGCCAAACCGGCTAAATAACTTAAATCTTCACTTAAACTTGGGCTGTCAGTAATTCCAGGCTTACTAAAATCTTTTGCTTCAGAGTCGGTAAAACCAAATACGTTGTTTTTTACTAGATCAGATTGTGTTGCTAAGTCATCTGTAGCACTAGCTACGTCATCTAATGCTGCTGCATCTGCAAAGGTACGTAAGAAAGTAACATTTCTATCAAAAGATTCTGTTACGCTAACAGTGTCATTGTCTGCAGCTTTACCTACTTCTTTTGCATCAGACTCAGAGAGGCTTGTAGTATCAGCTTTTGCAGCAGAAAATAAACTAGCTAAATCTTCTGTTACGCTAGTAGAGTCGTCTTTTGCTAAAGATGTATCAAGAACTTCAGAGTCTGTCAGTGTAGGAGTGTCTGCTTTAGCTAGGCCTACATCTTGTACTAGTTCTTCTGTTACTGTAGAGGCATCAGAAAAAGAAGTCTCAAACAGTTTTGCTAGTTCTTCTGTAACAGAAGTTGTATCTTCTTTACCTAAAGCCGTATCTAAAGAAGTTATGGCTTCAGAAAGAGCAGGCGCATCAGTAAAGTCTCGTACGTATTGTACGACTCTGCTTAGCTCTTCGGTAAGTGTAGGGGCATCTGCAAGTGCTTTGTCTAAGTCTTTAGCTAAAATTTCACTAATAACAGATGAGTCTGCTTTAACTAAACTGGGGGCTAATGCCTGAGCATCACTAAACCCAAAGCTCTCTGCGTTAGGAGAATTGTATTGTTCAGTAAAATATCTGTTTAGGGTATCAGCGTCTATGTTTACATTTGCAGCTGTAAGTTGTTGAAAGGCAACAATTTGTTGTAGATCTATAAAATCTACAGTGCTTTTTAGATGTTCAAATAAGCTTACAGACTCAGTAGAGTCTGTCTGAATTATCAGCCGTAGCTGTTTGTAGTCTACGGTAAACTTGAATGCCATTAATCAAAGTCGTCACGTACTTTAAACTTTATTAAGTCTTGTACTGTCTGAATGTTGCCATCAGATTTAGTAAACTCAAGTTCTCCTTCAAATGTACCTGCTGCCGTCCAAGTTCCAGACGGGAATATTAGTGTACAAGTCCCTGAACTAGGGGCAGAAATAGTAGCAGTAATAGTAGAAAGAACTGTGGATTTACCTACTTCTCTTATTCTTAACTTCACAGTGCCGTTGGTTAGATCAATAGGAGCCCACGTAGTGCTATCTTCTATGTCTAAAGTCTGACCACTTGCTGCTGAGTTACTATCTTTTAGATTAAAAGTAAGCTCTGGTAGTGTATCTCCAACTACTAACTTTATTGTATCTGAGTATGCCATAACTAATTATACCTATAAAATGTTATAAAAAGGAGTTAAGTCTTTGAGCCTTAAGTCTCCCGTAAATAAATCATACCCTTTTTCTACAGTAGGGCCAAGAGGTCCTACCCACATAGGGTCTCCATACCTTTTATCTTCCATAAACAAAGGAAGCGCTAAAGTAAAGGGCCCGAGTACTCCTGATCTATCTATAATCTCTGTAGTGTACTCGCCCCACTCCATGTCTTGTGACCTTCTGTAGTTCTTATCATCTGGACTTACTCCTGGTAAAACCCAAGCTAAACCAACTTTAAATCTTTCACGTAGGTCAAACCCAAGCATAGTCAAAGGTAGTAAAGTAGCAGCGCCCAGGAATAAAGGTACAGCTGCGCCTTTTAGTCCTGCTTCTGTATATCTACTTTGCATTTCATTCATAGAACCACCTACGATAGTTTTACCGTAAGCATAGAAGAAAGATTTTAGTTGCCAAACCAGAGCAAATTTAGGATCAGAGGCCCAAATAGGTCTTTCTGCTGCATTAGGTCTTACAATAGACTCATCTACAAATCTAGCTAAAGCGAGTTTTATCTTCTCATTACCTGCTTCATTAATATTACCGCCAGCCCATTTGTTTACTTCTTCTGCTGTTAGTCCTAACTCTTTTAGATATCTTATAGATCTTTGATTACCCGCTGCTGCTTTTTTAGCGTTGTCTAGTAAGAAAGTTTTGCCCATACCAGCCGCAAAGATTCTAGTAAATCTAGTAAATTGTTCTAGTCCTATAAGCCTAAAGAATTTATTTGTAGCTTTTTTAGTCCCTTCACTTGTGTAATCTAGTTCTCCAGCTCCTACAAAAGTTTCCATCATAGCGTCAATGCCAACAACTCCTATATCCTTAGCAAGTTTTGCAGCTTCTTCTTTATTTTCGATCATGTTAAAAATAGTTTTAGTAGCAGTACGCAAAGCTCCAAAATCTTTAGACCTAAGTATAGGACCTGCTAAATCTGGGAAAGAAGCAAAAGTAGCAAAAGTCAAAAGTGTAGCGACATTGAATGCTAGACCCACTTGATTAGCCCCTCTAAACATACCATTTGATATAGGAGTTACTTTTCCTAACATAGCCAATACTGCTTTTTCTGCTTGTTCTCTTTGTTTAGGATCTTCTATCTCATTAAGAAGCTCAGCTATTCTTTGTGGTCCGCCTCTTTTATTTAATTCTGTTCTTTTTACTGTGTTGTCTATGTATTTCTGTAAAGCTCTATGTGGTTCTTCTAGTACTTCTGCTTGTCTTAGCCTTTCTGTAGGCACGTTTTTATATAACTCAGCTCTTGCTTTAAGTAATCCTATATTGTACTTAGCTCCATCACTTTCTATTTCTATTTCACTAGACACATCTGCAAGCGTAGCTTCTACTGCTTCGTTAGCGTCTTGTTCGCTTAGTCCTTCGTTAAACTCCATAAGTAATTCTACTAAGGCTTGTTTTTTACCAGCGTCTCCAGCTATCTCATTGACAGCTATAGAACGAGGGAAGAAATTAGACAACCTACCAATTCCTAATTCTTGCAAATTTAAACTATCGTAGTGTTCTACTAACCATTCTCTAATTCTTCTTGCTCTTGGATCGGTTAACTGTTCTGTTGGAGTACTACTTTCTGCGTCTAAAAGAATTTTCATTTTTTCTTGTGTCATATCACCTGTTTTATACACACCTAAAATGTCTTGTATCTCATTCATTTTTGCCCTAGCCATAGTAACGGCTGCAGTAAGTAATCCTACTTCTTCTTGGCTTTGAGATTGTCCTCTAAACATTTGAGCTAAAGCTTTACCAGCTTTGCCATAGCCCCTAAGTAGATTGTCCTTAGCAAATAAAACACTTTTCATGAACTCTCCTACACCAAGAAGCTGTCCTGTTTCTTTTAGGTTATTAACAGTTTGTTGTATTTTCTGTGGCGCTTTAGGATCACCTAGAGGTATCTCTTTACCTATCTTCTCTACTGTTTGTTCTATTTCCGATCTAACTAAATAGTTGACCATGAAGTGACCAGGGTCTGTATTAATTCTTTTTAGTTCAGTTACATAGTCAGCAAAAGCAGGAGCTACGTTATACCTTCTGTTAGCAAACTTACTAAACTCTTTTACAAAAGCGTTTATCTTGTTGGCTAGACGTTTGAAAAAAGAATCTGTTTGGTTCTGAGCTTTTTTAGTCTCATCGAGTAAATAGGAACCTACCTGATCAGACATCCATTCCCTAAAGCCTTGCTCATCATTTGTATACTGAGCTGTATCATTGTTTTGCAGTTCTTCATTGTAGGCATCAAGCAAGCCTTCTCTCAATTTAGGAATACTTAAACTCTTTTCTAATTCTTGATTTACAAACGAATGACCTATCTCATGTGCAACAACAAACGCTCTTGCTCCTTGTTCTGCTGCGTTTAACCCTTCTCTAGTTTGAACAAGTATTACATCAAAATCTGCACCTTGTATATTCATACCTCGTGTAGATCCTTCTGGGCCCATTTGTTCAAGTGCTATTTGCACTCTGTTTGCTAAATCTGCATCTCCGTCTAAAGCCTCAGCGGTTATATCTTCAGTAGTACTAAATATTCTATAAGGTTTAGTAAGCCCTAATTTAGTTGTAGCAATACGTTTGAAATCTTGTAAGAAAGTAGAATCTAAATGCTGTTCTACTACATTACTAAAATAGATTCCAGGCTTAGGCCCACCTTGTTTAAAAGAGCCTTTAGCATAAGGGTTTTTAAATAAACGTCTATTAAATTCGTTTTCTGCTCTTTGGTCTGGAGTAGGTTCTGTTGCGCCTTCAGTTTCTCCTAATTCTTTTTGACCCTGTCCAACAGTTACTTCTGTTGCTACATTGGGCCCAACTAAAACTTCACCTTTTTCATTTTCTAAAGGTCTGCTTACCCGTCTACTTGTGTTTTGTTCTTGGGCTGATATGTCTTCTTTTGGGTCAAACCCGGCTTCGAAATCTGCGCTTTGTACTTGACTTGCCCTACCCCTTTGCAGGTCCTGTAAAGTGTATCTCTCTTTGCCCTTATATTTAGTATAGATAAAAGCTCCAGGGTCATTAAAAGTCTCGTTATTTATAAGTTTGCCATCATAATAAAGAGCAAAATTACCTTCCATAGACCCTAAAATAAAAGATAAACCATCTATAGCACTACCAAATTCATCTTGAGACAAACTCTCACCAAACCTTCTAGCAAGAACTCTACCCTGGTTTACTAGAGTTGGCATATCTATTCCTACAGGCTTGTCCATTTCAGGTGTTTCAATAGTGAATCGGCTGCCTCTTGCATTTCTTTTTGCTCTGTTTATTACTTTTGTTATATCTGCAGTAGAAGGTGTAGATACACCTGGGGTATACCCCATGTTATATTTAATTAAATTAAAACCACCTCTGTCAGTGTTTTCATTAATCTTATAAAAAGCGCCGGTAGTATCATTTACATTTTCGTTTACAAAAGCTCTTAGTAAACTTTCTGAATATCTTTTCTTATTTATATTTTCATCGAACTCTCTTTCAAACTCTGCTGGTACTAAAGTTCTAGCTTCTTCTACTAAAGCTTGGTCATAAGTTATGTCAGTAGAAGGTATAGTCCACACTTGTTTACCTTTTTGTCTAGGAGTTATAGGATCAAGAAACGAACCTTTGCCTTCTTCTATTGGTGCTGGTTCTTGAACATCATAAATATTTTCTATTTCTTGCAAGTCTTCGTCTTGCATAGGGCTCATGTTTTGTTTTCGTGCTGCTATGACTTCATCTAAAGGTTTAGTGTCCGTAGTATATCCAGGAGTATTGTTTACAATGTTATCTGCAGCAGCTAAAGCATCTGCTTCACCTTCTGTTGTGGTAGTTTGTTCCCACACTATGTTTCCATTAGGGCTTAAAACTCTTACAGCCACGCTATCTGAAGGAGCTCCTCTTCTAGTGTAGCCAAGATTATCAGCTAACCATTGGTCTAGTTTTGTTTTGCTTAATGGATTTGAAGCCATATAGTCTGCAAAAGACTGTGCTTTTTCTGCGTTCGTTGTATATAAAGTCCCTACATCATTTATTTCTACAGCTTGTACATTTGGATATTTATCTTTTATTTCTTGTTCTAAGTTATCCATAGTCTCTTGGTTTTGTTTTACCACCCAGACCATGTCTTTGTTGATGTTAGGGTTATCCATAGCCTCAAACTGGTCTCGTAAATCTGCTTCGCTTTCAGGCAAAGTTATACCAGCAGCAGTAGCATCATCAAATTCTGCTTGGGCCTGAACTAAATAGCCCTGCTTCATTTGGTCATATGTTTTACCTACAACAGCAGACGGAGTACCAATAGCAGTACCTACTCCTATGCCACCAAAGAAACCAGCAAACAAAGCATTTGCCCTATCTAAGTTTGCCATAGATTGTGTGTAGTCTTCGTCTATTCTAAATTTTTGTTGCACGGAAAGTTCTTCTTGGCCTGCTTCTGCTAACCCTTCTGCTACAGATGTTGTTGCTACAACTTTTCCTAGCCTACTTCTTATTCCTTCGATTGGTGCATCCTTAGCAGTATTAATACCTGGAGGTGCTTTTTTCTTTACAACGTTAGCAACCGATTTAGCTACTGCTACTTCACTGCCTAAACCAATCCCTGCAAAGACAGTACCTTGAGCAAAAGATGCAATAGCATCTTGAGCGGATGTCATGCCTTGTTCTGCGTAATCACCAAAAGCTATACCAGTACCCATGACTTGTTCTTGTGACCCTGCTCCAAGTAACGCTCCTGTTTTAGCAGCAGTACCACGTCTTTTACTTCGTATGAAAGCATACAAGTTATCTACAAGATCTTGTTCCTCTGCTGTCATTTTTAATTTTGTTGGTTTGTTTTGATTTTTGGCTAGTTGTATAGCTGTATATTTATTGACTGCTTTTTGCACAGCTTTACGTTCTGTTGCTTCTTTCGCTATGCTTGTTGGTAAAACAGATTTACTAGCCGCTTTTGTAAGAGCTCTAGTTGAGACTCCTCTAGCTACAGTAGAAGTTGCAGCAACTCCTACGCCAGCCCCTGTCATAGCTAATCCTATACTAGCCACAGCAGAGGGTACAAATTGACCAGTTGCTTGGATGGCTTGATTTATAAAACCGCCAAAAGTAGGCTCATCTAGAAACTCCTCAAAAGTGTCCATATTCGAAAGGTAGTAAGATGATGACTCAGTAACCCTATTAGCTTTTGCTAAATTGTTTTGCATTGCATCTTCTTTACCCATAAGAGCATTTACAGCTGCATTAAAGTTATTTATCTGAGCGCCAGTGTTTTGGACTCCTGTATCTATAGAAGCTCTAAAAAGTTGAAAAGGATCATCTATAACTTCGCCTTCTGGCGCAGCAGTACGAGAAGCAGAGACCCCTATTAGATCAGTCTCGTTACCTTTTGGTTCAGTAGGACTGGCGGAGACACCTATTAAGTCTGTCTCAGTAGCCATTTATCCTCCTCCTCTTCTGTCCTTTGGTATTAACTGTATAAAGGTAGCTCTAAAGTCTGAAGACTGGTCACCGTAAAAGTTAGCTAATTCTGGTAGTTTAAAACTTTCTTCTGCTTCTGAACCTGTCATAGGTTTAATTAAGAAAATTTCATTTATAACAGGTTTGCCTTTAACCATTTTAGTATTTACACGTACTCTTTGTAATACTTCAGCAGGACTGTTTGCAGCATTTGAAGTACCTAACCAATCATCAAACCAGTCTGGAAAGTCTACAGAACCTATATTGTTTACTAGAGATAAGAAGTACTCACCATGCAGTAAAGCAGTAGCACTTCTATCTTGTTCACTAGCATACTGAACTTGTCCATTTGGCAGGACTCTAAAACCATTATTGTTTTTTAAAGTAGCAAAAGCATTTCTAACTTGTGAGGTTAGTTGTACATCAGACCTAGGATCTTTGTATCTACTAGCAATAACATTGTCGTCACTGTCTTTATCAGTAACAAAGAAATCTATATCTGTAATATAATCATATTTTTCTTGAAAATCAGGGAATAACTGTTCTACTCTTGATTTTCTAATTGACTCATAGTTCTTAAGAATACTTGCATCTGTAGCTGCTGCTGTGTATCTATCTTGTCCAGGAGTACCTACATCAAATAAATTGTAGTTTTCTTTGAAAGACTCTTCAAAGCTACCACCTGCAAGTCTAGCATTTTCTGCAATTGCTATTGAAACTAGGGCCTTACTAACATTTAAATCCCTGTCTACTACAGGTGCAGCTTGAAAAGATTGAGGATCAGTGACCTTATGTTTTTGCACATAGCTTTGGGCCCTTGATACTATTTTAGGATCTGCTCCTAATTCTTGATACTGTTGAGCATATGTAGTTATATGATTATTAAAACCTTCTGGGTCAGTCTTTGGGTCCGGAATAGGTGGTATACCAGAATCTTTAACTTGAGCATCAAGATTTTGATCACCTGTAGGTTCTGCTACAAAATTAAAACTATCTGGTGTATCTTCGCTAAGAGCACCAGATAAATAACCCCTTGGGTCATCTACAAACTTTTTAAACTCTGCAGGATTTTCTTTAAAAAAGTTTTTAGTTCTTTCTAGGTTTTTATTGTCTATAAAATCGGTTGGGAGAAATCTACCATAAGGGTTAGGGTCTATCCCTGCTGCTTTACCTAGCTTTTCTAAATTAGCCTGTTCTTCTCTATTAATCTGAGCAGCGTCAATATTACGTAGATCATCACGAAGGCCTTTAATCTGCTGTGTAACAATTCTATTTACGTTCATATTAACTAAACTTTTTTCCCTACCTTCTAAGTCTTTTCTTTCGCCCACCGTAAGTTGATCCATCTCTTCGTCAGATAAACCAAAAGGATTTTTAGCACTAGGGTCTGGAATATAATTTCTAAACTTAGGGTTGTTTATAATAGTGGTATTAAATTGTTCAGAGCTTCCTCCGTAAGGGCCTGTAACTTGCGGAGATTTTTTAGTTATATTCTTAGCTTCTTCTAAACTAATAAAACCTGAAGAGGGTTGACTGTCTACTGCTGGAGCTTCATCGGCAGGAGCAACGCCACCAAGTCTTTTCTTTTCTTCTGCAAGCTCTGCTCTTATTTGTGCAGCTTCGCCTGGACTAATCTGATCGTTCTCTACTGCTTGATTTATTTCTGCTATGGTAGAACCATAATCATCTTGTTCAGCGCCTATTGTTTCTACGCCTTGTCTTTTACCGCCAGCGTAAAGCATGTCTCCACCAGCAGCAAGGCTTTTATTGTAGATAATAGACTGATCAATCATTTCTAATAAATCTTCGTCACTTATTTGAGCAACTATGTCATCTTCTTTATTAGTCAACCCAAGGGTCTTAGGAAAAAAACCTTGAGGGGTATCGACTTCTAGAACATTAACACCACGTTCTGCATCGTATCTTACTTTGCTAATCTTACCTTTTGCTTTTTTGCCAGTGTTTACATCTGTGTAAGAACTTGTTACAGGGTCGGCTGTTAAAATACTGGTAATTAATCTTTCATTGACTAAGTTACCATTCTTATCTCTTTTTAAGAGCTCAGCTCTACCCCTTTCGTTTAAGGTGTTATTTACTAAAGTAGAACTTGTGCCATCTTCATTCTGTTTAGTGATTGTGCCACCTTGATACAAAAAATTATTGTTAGACAAAACCCCTAAGTCTGAAACTATGCCTTCATTCCTAAGTTCATTTTGTTTCTTATTCCCTTCTAAACCTTGTAAATAAGCTCTTGTCCTTATACTCATTTTATATCCCTAAAAACATTCCTAAAGCAGCAACACCTAAACCTGTCATATTACTATGATGTTGTGCTTTTGCATTTTTATATGCTGCTTGTCTTTGCGCAGCCATACCAGAGGCATCGCCAAGCCCACTTAAAGAACTTTGATTTACGCCTTGCCCAATGCCTATTAACTCATTTAATAAAGCATTGTTTATTTCTCTTTGTTGAATTCTTGAGTTATTAGAAGTGTTGGCCATAGCTAACTGTCCGCCTCTTTGTAAAGTCCTTTGTTGTTGTTGCCTTTGGGCATTTGATAAACCAGCGCCGCCATATCTTTCTATGTTTCTTTGTTGAACTTCTCGGGCAATTCTGTTTTGAGTTTTCTGATCTTCTCTAGCTCTATTAATAAGCCCTTGATCGTCTGTTTGCCCTAACAAACGCTCCTCAAAATCCCTAAAATTATTTATATAATCATTATAATCTTGTCTAGTAATAGCAGCATACGTAGCTTCTGGGTCACTTACATTTGGAAGAGAGCTTGTATAATCAGTTTGAGCATCACGTCTGTAATCCTTCGTATTGTATAAACCGTCGTATAATGCCATTTATTGTCCTAACCCCTGTGGTGGAAGTAAAGTACTGAAAAAACCTTTATTAGCTTGATCGTTTTCAGCGTCTTGAAGTCCTAAATTTTCTTGCCTGTTTTCGCCCATTTGTCCCACAAGTTGAGTAGCCGCTCTAAAGTTGGCGTTTCTTCTATTTTGTTTAGCTTGAGCAAACTGTAGTTGTTTAGTGGATGATATTCGTGCGGCTTTAGATAAACCAGATTGTGCATCTGCGGCCATACCCCTAGCATTCTTGAGAACATTTACTTGATCCCCTCTTTGTGCAGTTAAACCCTGAACTCTACCTTGTAAAGCTTGTGCGCCAGCTGCAGAAGCCATATCTGCTGCAGAATCAACCGAACGAGCAGCAGCTAGTGAAGGCCTACCTGATAAAGCTTGCATTGTATCTGCTTGCGCACGGCCTGTTGCTACACCTTCATAATCTTCAGTGCTAGCTCTATCTCTTAACTGTGTAAGTTTAGGTAAATACTTTTGCCTAAAATAATTTTTTTCCGCAAGAGAAACAGAAGCAAGTGCTTTTTCTTGTTCGCTTGCCTTGTATTCTGACGATTTAGGTTTACTCACTTAACTTTTCTCCTATACACTCTCGTGTCTGTATTCCAACCTCGTGCAATAGCATAAGGTTCTAACTCTGGTACATGAGACTGCGCTTCTATGTACTTACAACCAGACTCTTTTGCTAACGCATTTATCCAGTCTTGGTGGGCTAGCCAATGTCTTCCGCCCTTTTCATAAGTATACGCTATCCACATATACAATGTCTTGTCTTTTGTGTACCTATCTGTTTCTATTGTAAGTACCAAAAACCCTACTGGTGAGGTAAATAAAAACGCTTTTTCATTTACACAATCACTATAAACATCTTCGGGAATAAAAGTTAGACTTGGGTTGTCTGCTAATATACTTTCTAAACCAGGTTTGATAATGTTCCACGTGGAACGTATGTCAGTAAGCACTGGCTCAACAAAGTCATTAGTAGTCGATCTCCCTTCCGTATCTTCCATAGCGCCTCCTTGGCTTACCTATTCCTTTGTATTTTACTGTTCGTTTTACTCCTAGATCTCCGCCTCTTGCACGAAGTTCTGCTTGTTTTATCTCTAAATTAAATTGATATAAATACTCTTGCGCTGCTCCTATATCTGTCCATTCTCTATTTGGCATACGCAGTAACCTATACAAAGTCCCGTATATAAGAGCGTCTCTGTACTGGTTAGAAACCGTAGTATCTATGTTGTTACTTGTTCGAGTTGGCTTTAAAGCAACACTGGCTATTACTTCTTTTGACCCGCTTGGTACAGGCACAATCCAAAATAAACTAGACGACTTTTGTAGATAAACATGTGGATTACCTGTTCTATTTCTCCAATCTGGGTAGTTTAATTCTAAACTACGTGGGCTAATAGGATCCATGTCGTTTCCGTCATGGGTCATATATAAAACTTGATGTACCTCTGTAGCTACGGGAAGATCAAAATCATATTCGTAAACACCAGAAATAGTGTTAAATGGATCCATGTCTAATACATAAGCTTTTGACCTTTCGCAAAACTCTATAGTCGCAGACCGTATATTTTGTTCCACTAAAGGATCTGGGCATAAAGGCACGTACGGTAAAATTTCTTTAACTAAAGAAGAATAGGCTGCCACCTTATCCTCCTTGCTGCATTATTTTTGGAACAGACCCTATATTAGAAACCATATCATTGTTTGGGTCTAACAACGTTTGGGCTTGACCGCCTTGGCCTATACTTGCTGTAAACAACTGATAGTGTGAGCTTGCTCTTTGAGAATTTCCGGCGTATTCCGCATCTTTCATATATGCTCTATAAAGAACAAAATCAATAATAGCGTTAGCATAAATATCATCAACACTAATAGTGTCACTAGCTGCTGATAAATCTGTAGGTGCGGCTGAGTAAACAATTTCTACGTAAGCGTTACCGGATACTCCAGGGTAAACATAGTAATTACGAGGATCATCATCGTCAAAAACATAATGTTTAACAGTTGCTCCGTGTGTAGATATGTTTCCATCATGCCAATCTGGTTCTTGGGTATTTAAAATATCTACATTAACAAGCCTAATTGCCCTTTTACCTGTAGCACCACCAGAAGCATCAGACATATTCCTGGTTATTTTAATTAACCTCAACCCACCTGATGGTAAAGTTTGTTTAGTACCTGTAACTAATTGAACGTTTGTTGTAGTAGCGCTGGATTCTGGTCTAAAATTTACAATTTCTCTTTGTGCATCATTAATGTATCTAAGGAGCTCAGCCTCAGTCCATCTAACACTGGTTGTATCTTGTAAAGTGTCCCTAATTCTATCTAGTAAATTAGTGCCTGTAAGTGTCCCTGCCATAATTTATCCTATATGTTTTGTGCAGCTTTTAGTTCTTCAATTAAATCTGCTTTCTTTTTTCTTCTATCAAGTTCGATACCAATAGTGCGACCATGTTCTTCTAATTCAACTTTAGTCATAGCTTCAAAATCTACTGAAATTTCTACAACCGGCGCTTCTTCTATAGCCGAAACTTCATCTACTATTGGTGTTTCTTCTACAACAGGAGCAGGTTCTGCTACTGGAGCTTCTTTAACATCTTTTACTTCCGTGCATCCGGCTTGTAAACAAAGTAAACCTAAATCATTGCCAACTTGTCTAGGTTCTCCAGCTTTTAAATGTATAACTGCACCCCAAGTAGAGGCTACTGATTTATCTTCATTTGATACTATCCACATAATTTTCTCCTTAAATATGGGTGGCTAATAAAAGCCACCCATAAAATATACCACAATTAGTATGCTACATCTAACGCAATAACGCCGAAGTCTTCATCCTGACCTGTGTGGTCTGAATTGTAGACTGGCTTCTTGAGTCCGAATATTTTACCAATTGAAATACCGTTTTGGTTACCATAGTCGAAAGTATCTTCTACTATTTCTGGTATACCAATATCTGCCATAGCTAATGATTGAGCGCCGCAGAATAAACATCTTGAATAGTTTATATCAGCGTCTGCACCACCTTTATAACCAGCAGCACCAGCATTTGCTGAAGTACCGGTTAAAGCGCCACTTGTATTAAACACATGTCTAAACTCGTGAACCATGATGCCATCAACCATTAGAGATGATGAACCTGAAAATAAGCTTGAACCTGGTCCTCTTACTCCAGCATTTCTTACGTTAGCAAGGAAATCTGAATCGAGTTTTAGGTCAGCCATAACTTGTGGTGTTACGAAAAGATGGAATGTCTCATCGTTACCCGCACCTCTTAGTCCTCTAATGTATTGATCTTTAGCGTAAGCTTTTAGATCTACAATAGTGCTATAGCTTAATTTGTCAGTTGCTTCTAAAGCAGTAACATCACCAGCTACAAGACCGTTAGTTGCATCCACTCTTCTATGTCTATTAGAAGTTGGCGCACTTACTGCACTTGAGAACTCTAAGTCGTTTAGGTTTTGGCCTGAATTCATTGATGGTCTTAACGCACCATTGTTCTTAAGGTTATACCCAATACCACTTAGTGTAAGAAATGCTAATTGGTCCATTCTGTCAGCCATTGCATAAGCAAGAGCATCTCTTGAATGTTCCCTGAAGTTCACAACTGATTTTTGATCAGCCAGTCTACCTGACAGTCTGTTCGCAAATCTTAGTTGGTCGATTGTTACGACTATGTCGAACGCTCTTAGTGATTCTTCATTACCTTCGAGAGTGTTGTCTCCAACAATACCGTCACCAGTCATGTCAGCTAAAAGTGTTAATACAGCTCTAGCTCCCTTTTCTGATTGGGTAAGCTCAGATATTCTCTGAACCATAGCGTTGTTGCCGCTACCCGCGAATTGGTTAATGAAGGACATATTTCTAGCTACACGCCAGAAATCTCTAGACCAGATAGTAAGCTGTTCACTGGTCAAAGAAGCAAAGTTAGTATTTGCCATGATATTTCTCCTATCATTAAATTAATTAACCAGTCGACTTTTGGAGCGACTTTTTATCCGTATACCCACTGTCGTAGGGGAAACGCTCTCGTTAATTACGGAGTACGACTCCGGTTAGTTTTACGCACTAACAGGCGAATAACGCTTTTTACGGACGCGACCCCGGTAAGATATCGCTCTTACACACGAACTTATTTAATTTATACCACAGTTTATCCGAAATCTCCACGCATTCTGCGTAAAGTTTCATCCGGCAGAGCTTCAAACTCATCTGCAGATAATAAACTTACATCAACTTTCTTCTCAACTTTTTGTTTACCTGTTTTCATTGTAGGGGGTTGGGATTCAGCCGCTGCTAACTTTTTAGTTGTATTGGCTACTTTTTTTCTCTGCACCACTTCTTGTGAAGTAGAATTTGTAGCGGGTTCTTGAACTACTGGAGCAGGCGGTAAAACATATTTTGCAGCTTTATCTAAGGCATCCGCTCCATTAAAACCTTGAATCATGAACGCATCTCTTAAATCCATGACTTCTTGAGTTAGGTCTGCGTTATAATTAGCACTGTTTTCATCTAGCTCTGGGTGCGCAGTTTGTAGCTCAATAGCTTTGTTTTGTAAAGCAACAGCTTCCGTGCTTTGTTGCACAGTCTGACCCATTTGTTGTTGCACTTCAAACAACATAGTTTTTCTTTCTGCTTCTCTTATTTCTGATCTGAGTGCAGCAGCTTTTTCAGCTTCTCCATTTAAAATATGCTCTTGGTACTCTATCTCTTTAGCAGAAAAGTCATACTCAGGAACATTTTCTATTTTTTCTATTGGATTAGTGGCCTCTTGTAGTTGTTTTTGTAAAGCTTTTTGTTTCGCTAGGACTTCATCAAACCTAGACTTTGGAATCATTGGCTCTTTTGCTTTATCAAGTCCTTCTTGTACTGGCTCAACAGGTTGTTGTGTATCTGCGTCATCTTCTGCCAATAACTCTTCTTCTCCTGAACTTTCTGCTTCTGCGTCTGCAGCTTCAATGACTTCCTCTTCTGTTTCCTCTTCAGGCTCTTCAGATGGTTCTTCTTCAGCCTTAAGTTCTTCGACTTCTTCAATTTCTTCCTCCTTGGGAAATTCTACTTCATCTTCTTCTGGGGCTTCAAAGTTCATATCAACTTCAAAACCTTTTGCGTCTTCTTCAGTCTTTGGATCTGCCCCAGGCATTGCGTCTAGTTCGATCTTATCATCTGTTGTAGCATTATCTTTCGCCATTTCTGTTACCTCCTTGTGGTTTCATGGCCGCAGCCGCTAATTTAGCAGCAGCTGCAGTATCGCTTTGGTCTTTACGCATCGAGTTTGTCAACTGTGACAACTTCTCACGTAAGCCCAGTTCTTCACGTTTAGATTGAATTTTACTTTGTAATTCTGCAACCTTCAACTGTGGATCTATTTGTTCGTTTTGTGCTTTAGCCATATTTAGCTCTGCAGAAGTTTGTAAATTAGTTACTTCAGCTTCTAGCTTAGCTATCTCAAGCTGCGTACTTCTGATTTGTGACTCCATTTGGAACTGTTGTAATTGTATTTGTTCTTGTGTAGGAGGAGCAGTACCTTCTAATTGTCTTATTCTTTCTGCTATGTCTGCTTTACGTGATAAATGTGAATATTCAACAATCATATCATTTGGTATCGGTACACCAACTTGTCTAAGTTCAATAGCCTCAGCAAATTGCATTTCATCGAAGTTATCTCTAGCAGGAGCAGTACCAACCACTACGTCATATTCTCCTATAGTTAAATCATTTATAACCTGACCCTCGGGAGTCATTTCATTAACTCTTAATTTGTTTCTTGGCTTATAAGGGTCTGACTCATCAGTAATTTGTATTACACGTTCTTCTGTGTAATAGGCTTGAACTAAATATAATATTTTTTCAGCTAAATATTGTCTTGTTTTAGCTAAATTATCTAACGGTACTTGTAAAAGTAAAGAACCTCTGTTTTGTTTAGCATTAATAGCAACTCCAGAAACTTCTGGACTATCCATACCGAGCATGGCGTCTGTTATACCACTAATCTGTTTGATATTAGATGCTGCTTTTTGCCCTAATCTATCTAAACCTGTAGGTATTTGGTTGGGTGGTATCTTTGCTGGAGGCGTAGACCCACGATTAAACTCTAATACTAACCCGGTTTCTGCTCCGTGTTCTTCTAAATCATCTGCAGTCATGCCCGAAAGAGAACCATTTTCTACAATCCAACCGCTGTTTGCAGTTGTATTTACGATGTGTAACTCTTGAGAAGTTATTTTATTTAACTGCTCTTGTGGTGATAACAAGTTCCTAACCATACCGAATGGTTTACCTCTTCTAAAATATGGGAAAAAAGGCACTAAAGTAAAATGATCATAAGGAGACCAATCATCGAACAAAACTACGGTATCCGCGGTCACGGTCCAACGGACCTTTCGCATTTTTTTCTCGATAATATCTAGGCCAAACTGGTCTGCAAATTGTTCTCTTTTTTTCTTGCCCCAGTTATAAGGAATTTGCCTTTTATCACCTGTAATAGGGTCAACATAAAACATACAATCTTTTAATCTATAGTACTGTCGTTCAATAACCCTAATAGACCTGAGCATCCGTGCGTTTTCTGGGTCTCCGGGATACTGTTGTCCGTAGTTATACTCATCAGTATCTCCGTATCTCTCTTCTTCAAACTCCATAGAGTCTGCGCCTAAAGTAGTGCCTGTTTCGGCCAACATACGTAACTGATCTGCTTGTTTTTGTCCGTACTGTTCTTCTATTTCATCTAAGCTCATCCACTTAGTTTCAAATATCTCGTTCCAAGTCCTTGGGTCATAATGTTTTGCATCTGGGTCTATAAGAATATCTAATGGATCTTTTGCTTCAATACGTACTTCCCCATTAACATGATCATCAAAATCTATACGAACATCAAACCAGCCTCTATCTTGAATAAGGCCGTCCGAAAAAACTTGTTGTTCTATCCAGTCTAGTTTATTGTTATCTGCTATTTGTGCGTAAACTTTAGTAAGAACATCTGCAATATCTTGGTTACCACCACCCCTGGGTTTAAACTGTATGTCTGCTTTTTTTGAACTTTGTTCTGCAAGCACTGCATTAACAGTAGGCAATATAGTATTAATAGTTAAAGCGGGTCGACCCTGGTCATCGAGTTGTTGCATATCAAACTCGTCCCATTGGTCTCCGCGATAATACATATCGCATTTTTTTGCTAAGTGTACGTACTCTTCATGGCCGTGATCCCTTGCGCGCGTGTACGCGTTCCACTGGTTATTTGCAAGTGTCAACTGCTCGGCTTTTGTTAAATTCTTTTTTGGTTTCTTACTATATGCCATATTACGCACTCATTGCCGATTTCTTTTTCGGCCCTTTTGCCATTAATTCTAACCTATCTCTCCACGAAGGTACATGCTCTGGTGTTTCATAAAAAGATGCATACTCTGTCATCATCAAACCAACCCAGGCCAAAGCATCAACTTGGTCATCATGTACGCCGTTAGGAAAACGCAAAAGTTCAGCCACAAGAGGCCCAGTCCAAACTGCATCTTCAGGGACAAAAACTCTACCCTGTTGCATCCTACCTTGAATAGCTCTAGCTCTTGCTTCTTTGTCACGTCTCCCTACTTTTAAATCTTTAAAATATGCAGAATGTAATCTACGCTCTGCCACACGTTTTTCTAAGAACGGGCCGATGGCCATTTCTATATGTCCACGTTCTATCCCTACTATACCAGGTCTCCACTGTTCGTAGAAATCTAATATTTTTTCTACAAGTTCAAAACCATCGTACTTGCCACGAACCAAATCAACCACGAACATATTATCGTATTCATCGATACCTACCATTATGCCAACAGAGTAGTCGTTCCTATCTCTTTGCCCAATAGCTAAATCCCATGCGCAATAATAACGCATCTTATCATAGTCTATATCAGCTGGGTCATAATATTGAATCATGTCCCTAGTAAAATAATCACCCTCATCTGATACTGGGTTTTGTTGATACAAAGCAGTCCAGTCTCTAGGCCCTATGGCTTTTTGTATTTTTTCTAAAGATTCTACACTGTACCGTTCGGGATGCAGCGGCTCACCTGTTGCACGAAACTCTTCATCTTCTTCTGCAATTGCTGGATACTTAACTACTTCCCAATCGTCCGCACCGTTTTCACTAGCCGTTAGCAAACGGCCCGCTAGATCGTCATCATGCCACCTTGTTAAAATAACTAAAATACCACCACCTGGAGCCAAACGAGTATAGGCAGTAGAAGTGTACCAATCCCAGGTTGCTTCTCTGTTATTTTCTGATTCCGCATCTTCTCTGTTTTTTACCGGATCATCGATCAATAATATGTGCGCACCTTTACCGGTGATACCACCTCCGACACCAGCTGCCACATAACCACCGCCTTGGGTTGTTTGCCAAGATTCTACTGACTGAGAATCTTTGTCTAATTTAGTAGATTCAAAAACTTTTTTATAATTTGGCTCTCTAAGTACCTGTCTAACTTTTCTTGAGAAACTCATAGCTAAAGATCCAGAGTACGAACAACTAATAAACTCATGTCCGGGGTTACGTCCGAGGTGCCAAGCAGGAAAAGCAATACTTGCTAAGGTAGATTTACCATGACGAGGGGGCATGAACAGCATAAGTCTTGGGGATTTCTCATCTGCGACGTCTTGGCTAAATTTTTCTAACCTATTACATATATCTTTGTGTACCCAACCTGCTTGGTAGTCTGGGTTAAACTTCTCTACAAAAGGCAGCATACGTTTTCTAGATAAAATACGTTTAGCCAACTCTTGTTCAGCTCTAACTTGAGCGTTTTGTTCTTTTTGTGAAATTTTTTCTTGTTTTTGAGGCTGTGGTAGTTCGTCTGCTTCGTCGGCCGCGCAGTAAACACATAGTCCTTTAGGCAGGACTAAATTATCTGCTAAAAGTTTCTTGCACTTATAGCATTCTATCTTTGCAATGTCTGTCACTTACTTTTTCTTGCTCTTTTTTGCTGTTTTTTTCTTAGCTTTTTTAGTTTTTTTTGGTGACGATTTTTTGTACATACCTGCGTATCCCATTTCCTTCTCCTTTTATTAACATTTCCATCTTTTACGAGCTTGTCTTAGCCTTGAATTTGGATTTTTTGCTGCTTTTGGAAACTTTTTCATCTGTCCTGCGCTTCTTGCGCAGTAAGACTTACGTCTTTTTGCTGCTTTTGAGCCTTTTTTAACTTTTCCTGTTACTGCTGTCTTTAATTTTGACCCTGGGTTCTTTCTTCTGTAGGCTGCTACACCCGCTTTAGTCATTCCAGCGCCTTTTTTTGTTGGCCTAAAGTTCTTTTTATTCCTTTTGGGCATATTATCTCTTTTTCTTGGCACGGGTCCTCCTTCTTGTAGTCGGTTTTGTCTTCCTAACTATAGTTTTTACGTTACGTGGCTTCCCGCCTGGATTACCCGCTGCTCTTTTTCTTGTAACTGCGCTTCGTTTTTGCGCTGCAGTCATAGTCCGAGCTTTTGATCTTGGAACGCATTTTGGATATTTACGTTTACTTTTACCTTTTGCAGATTTCCTACCGCAAGATTGGTATTTACCTTTTTTCTTAGGAGCACCGATATCGACCCAATCACCTTTTGGTCCTTTGCCAAACCATGCGGTTAGGCCACCGGTAGGCTTAGCCATTACCTATACCCACCGCCACGTTTTTTATAAGTCCTTACTAACCAACCGTTGGCATAGGCTGATGGGTAAACTTTAAATTTTCTTTTAGCTTCTGCTTTTACCCTTGCATACAGGGTAGGGTTAGTAGGTTTAGCTCCGCTTTTCTTTTTACTACTTTTTCTTTTTGCCGGCATTTTTTCCTCCTGAATAACCTTTATTCTTTTTGCCCTTTTTCATAGACATCTTTTTTACCGGTGCGTTTATACAATGCATCATCTACTCCTTAAGCTGTTTTCTTTTTAAACTTATTTACAATATCTTTTGATGTCATAGTATAAGCCGTGGGCGCTTTCTTTTTCTTTTTAGAAGCCTTATGAAAGCCATAACTTTCTGGCATATTTCTATAGGAAGTAGTTTTTACTCCATTTTCCATTTTTGTAGTTTTCTTTTTACTGTGTGTACCCATATTATTTACCTCTCTTTTTTGGAATGACTCCTCTACCCATGAGAATGTCTTTCTTTGTTACCTTACCATCTCCAGAATAATCTGGAAATTTTTTCATTTTTGAAACTTTTCTTTTCTTTTTTGTAGCCTTCGCTTGTTGCTGATATTTACTCGCCATTATTTTCTCCTTGGGGTTCTAGATACTTTGTATCTACTCCAGCTAACTTTAACAGCTCAGAATCGGGCAGTCTTTCTAGTTGCTGAATTTTATCTAAATTAATATTAACCTGGGTTGCTTGCTCTGGGGCAAATAGACCGTGGAGCTTGCACAACGAATCTACGACATTTTTCTCTTCAGTCGCGGTTGCTGATTTACGATGTGCTTCTAAATATAATTGGGTCGCGGTATTTTTATCGAACTTAACCTCTTCACGCATCTCTTCTCTTAGATACTCTATAGCCTGCATAATCTTTGGTCGCTTAAAAGCTTCGTACACGGAATCTTGGTTCCGGTACCCTGCTGCACGGCCCGCTGCCGCTTTGCTCATGCCACGTAAAAAATACAAAATTAATCTTTCTTCTTGGACCGAGAGCTCGGATAACTTTACACCCGCGTACGGAAAATGTGATTGGAGTTCCAATCTATCTTGTTCGGTGACCGTGGTCGATTGATCTGTAGCTAAGCTCATATTCGTAAGCATAGCTTATTTGTGGATAACTTGTAAATTTTTTGTGGAAAAATTTTTTTTGAAAATTTTATAATATATCGCTCAGACATCTTCTCCTTCTATCACCAGACACCCATCCCCGACCCTTTTGACATCGTACATCGCACTTTGACTTTTGACCTTTGGAACCTTGTTTTGGTTTTTTGTCGTCAGTCGCTATCGCTTTGTGACGTTGTTAGTATGTTTGTGTTATTAACTCTTAAGTACATGGAGGTACATCATGAGTAAATTATATAAAGTATCGTATAACCTAGGTCGTTATACATTTAAAACACAGCACGCTATTGGTAAAGTATTATCTAATCCAGGTAAAGCATGGACTGATTATACTAACGGATACAAAATGGCTAAAGCTGAGTCTTCAGATGATAAGTTCAAACAGCAACTACAAGCTGATACAGAACTTATGAATCAATGTATGGAGAGAATCGCTGAAGGTTCTCCGGTTCATAGTAAACCAATACAAGCGGAGATGGATATATGAGCATACTATCATCGATACTATGTTCTCTAGCAATCGTGGGGTGGGTGTTACTTGTAGCATTCACCTACGAAAACTTCTCAGCTAACGAGGACGCAAGTTTAATCACTGACTATCAACCTTACCTTATTGTCTTCATAGGCATAGGCGTTATCATTGGTCTATTCACATGGACTATCCCAACTCTAATCTTTATCTTCGCCATGAACTCAATGGCATCTTACTTATTCTGGTCTAAAATCTAACCACAGGGGGCTAACCACCCCCTTATCTACTATCATTTGACTACTATCATCATGCGTGCGTGCTTGTGCATCGCCACGCATTTGTGGTTCCTTGTGTTCCACGGGAATGTGCAGATGTGGAACCAAGTCGTGGAACCATGACAAACATGCATAGCAATGCTGGTTTGCGTGCAACTGCAACACTTGTGGTTCCGTTGTTCCACGTAAAACAAAACTAGGTTTTGTAACGGACCACGGACAACGGTTAATGAATAAAGATTAACTTAACCTAAAACAAGTGGAACCAGTGGAACCAAACCTCTAACTACGCATCGTTATCAGGTTTTTTGTGTTCCATGACTCGTGGAACCAAGTGGAACCAGTGGAACCATAAACCTATCGCCAGTCGCTACGCTTGGTGGCGTTGTCGGTAGGTGAGTATATTAATTATGGAGACTATTATGACTTTTACTTACGATAAAACACCATCAGCAAACCCTAACGAATATCCAGATACTATGCTTCTTGGGTACGAGAAAGAGTTACGCACTAATATATTAAGAAACAACTATGAAGAGTATGGTTTTGAAAACTTAACCATGATGGAGATTCATAGAGCAGATGTTATTGACTTACTAATAGCAAGAGGTCTTGTAAATTACGAGCAACTTCAACGCATATTAGAAGTTTAAATCTATCGCCAGTCGCTACGCTTGGTGGCGTTGCTGGTGTATGTGTGAGTTTGATACGGGTGTATCGAGCCACTTAATTTTACTTACCTAGGAGGTAATTATGTTGTATTCATTATACATTTTAAAAGCAGGCAAAGACGGTAAATCTAGAAGTAGAGAAATCGGAATTGCAACTACCAACAAAGATGGTAGTGAGACTCTACACTTTGACGTAGCTGTTCCATTGGACAGTGACGGCAACCAAGTGAAAGTCTTCAAAAGACAGATTGAGCCAAAAGCTCAGTCTGTTGAACAGCCAGCTCAAGCAGTAGCTTAAGTTGGTAATGAGTGAATCTGGGGGAATATACAGAACGTCCTTTGAGACTACCCAGCACTCAAAGGCTACCATGTGACGCCTGTTAACACACATGGGGGTTGTTACCGAAAGCACATGCTCGGATGAGAAGCCGAGCCTTATCAAAGAATGGCAGGTCGCACCTGCCCATGAAAGTAACTTCGATAATACCGGGGAGCTCGTAACTCCCCATTCCATAATATACAAGGAGGTTGATATGGAGGAAGTACATGTACCCAACGAGGTGCTACAACAAGCCGAAGCAAGCGAAACACAATCGCAAGCTAATTATGTAAATTCTGGTGAGTTTCTTAGGAGATTCATCAGACGTATTGAAACTAAGCCACAAGGAGGAAATTATGGCGAATCATTTTGACCCATCGGACCTAGGTCCAGAAATCGTAGACATGGCAAACGGTGAAACAGGCGAACTCTTGCCTGACCAAAAAACACCAGAGTCTGCGTGGAAACCAGACACCAACGGTGACCCAGTTGGTAGTGAAGCCAGAGCAACACAAGACCCTGTGCATCTGCCTGACTTTTACTACAGAAAGTATGCTATTGATGGCGAAGGCAAAGCTATTGCTCAGCCATCAAGAGTAGAAGGTATCATGGAAGTATTCAAGTCTAAAAAGAATACACCAATGGTATTTAACCAAACAGACGACGAGCTTCGTAAAAAAGAAGAAGATTATTATCTTCAACAAGTCCAACAGATTGCAGACGGTCTTATGCCATTGCTTGAGACTGACCCACAATCAACAGGTATCAACTTCTTACAGTTGACAACCAGGACTTGGGCAGAGTTCGCGTCCATTGCGTACGAGTACAAAGAAGAAACTGAATCAGCTAATCCAAACGATGACTTACCAGTATGGTTGGTTGAGCGTGAGGAGAAGATGTTCGGTCTCGGTCGCAAAGCTCGTATGTTGTCAGCTGTTGTTGGCCTCATCGGTGAATCATTCGGATTGCACGATCTGTCTTTAAAAGATGTTCGTGTCAGAAATGAGATCGAAAGACGTCAACAGCGACTAGCTGAGTGGAACTTCAAGAATCACGCTGATTCTTCTGTCAAAGTTGCAACTGAGCTTAATCAGGCTACTAAAGAACATACTACAAACATGTTTGCTTCAGCCTAAACTAACGGGGGGCTTCGGCTCCCCTTTTTTAATTTTATTCCAAGGAGGTAATTATGGGATTAGATGCTTACGCAGGCTTTCAGGAGCCACAACCTGAGAATGTAGAACCAATTAACAGCGATGCCCTTTACGAAACATTACAAGGCGGTGATGAATTCTATTGGCGTAAACATGCCAGACTGCAAGAATATATGCAAAAAGTATGGCGTGAAAGAAAATTTGGTAAAGAAGGCAAATACATGCAAGGACTTCATATGGATGGCAAACATGACTATGCTGAAGTTATGTTTCTAGAACGTGAAGACATCGTTAGATTACAAGAACTTGTTGAAAATGATGACTTGCCTTTCTGCCCAGACGGATTCTTTTGGGGACAACAGTTCCAAGAAGAATCAATGAAAGAGTATAAAGAACTCGACCTTAAGTTCTGTAAGCAAGCACTCAAGTGGCTTGATGAAGGCAAAAAGGTTTGGTACGACTGCTCGTGGTAATTTTAGGAGGTAAATATGCACACAATTAATCCAGTAAAACTTAAACAAGAATTGACTGACTGCATCAATGCCGGCTACCCTGCAATGATATGGGGTGGGCCAGGCATTGGTAAATCAGAAATACCAAGACAAGTTGCCGATGAGATGGGCGTCCCGCTCATCGACTTTCGTGCTAACTTGTTCGACCCTGTCGATGTACGTGGTATTCCATATATTAAACAGCTCAAAGAAACCGGTAAACGGTTTACATCATGGGCTGTGCCTGATGTGTTCCCAATCGCTGAACGCGACGGTGAACGTGGTTTACTCTTCATCGACGAGCTACCAACTGCACCGCCAGCAACGCAAAACGCATTCTTACAACTGTTACTAACAAAACAGATTGGTGAATACAGATTGCCTGCCGGTTGGCAAATCATCTGTGCCGGCAACAGACTAACCGATGCAGCAGCTGTTTATCAAATGCCATCGCCTGTACGTAACAGACTTGCACACTACGAGCTCGAGCCAACCCTCGACGACTGGGTGCAGTGGGCTTATCAGCACAACATCGATCCAGATGTTATCTCGTTTATACAGTACAGACCTAATCTGTTGTCACAGTTTGACGCTGACGAATATGCATTCCCAACGCCACGTGCTTGGTCAATGGTCAGCAAAAAACTATCCAGGGCAAACACAGATCCAGAACGTCTGTTCTTTGGTGTGTCATCACTAGTCGGTGATGGGCCAGCTGGTGAGTTTATTGCATTCAAAGAAATTGCAAACAAGCTACCAGATATTGATCAGTTGCTCAAAGACCCATCTACGTACAAGAAAGACGACAACCCAGCGTTGTTGTACGCTCTTGCTACTGCTGTGGCTACTAGAGCACAGGATGACATGATGGAAAACATTATGAAGCTAAACAACAAGTTACCAGTTGAGTTTCAAGTTGTCTTAGTTAAAGGTTGTTTGGCCAAAGACAGACAACTCAAATCACACAACGATGTGCGTAAGTGGATCGTTGACAACGCTAACGTTGTTTTATAGGAGGTTATATGAAAACAGTTAGACTATCTGCACAATTACAAGAAGACATCAAAGATGCTGCTCGTAAAAAGTTTGACAATGCTAATCCTAAGAAAGAGTACCCAGATGATGGGTACTCTGTTATGCAAAGACTAGGCATTGTTGACAAGGTTGAAAAGACTAAAAAAATGTTCAAAGACATTTGGGACAGGAGTATGCCTGTTCAAAGTGTTGATTACATTACACTTAGATCAGAAGTTGTAGAATCTGATAATGACCCTGATGGCAATCAATATGCTACTAAATTATCGTATCAACTTCGTTGTCCACCAACGGATGTGCCTAAGTTCTTATGTTATTACGATGAGCTAAGACTTGACGTACCATGCGATGACCCAACTATTGTTGAGTGCATGGCTATTGAGAACTACAACAAAAGCTTAAGTGATCAAAGATATACTCAAATACGACAACTCGATGATGCAATGAGTAATTTTAGTACATTAAATCAGTTACTTAAAGCTGCACCTTACATCAAAGATTTAGTGCCACAAGAAAAACTTACCAAAATGTACGAGAAAGACGACCGTTCAGGTAGACGTCAAGAACTCGCTGAACTAGCAGACGACCAGCTACAAGGACTGCGTGAAGTTCTGTTAGAAGATGCATTATTAGGAGATGATTAATGTTAAATGCAGATCAAATAGAAAAAGCTAGAAATATTCTTACTAATGAAGTCAATAGTTATTTAAACGCTGGTGCTACAAAAATTAGTACGCATAAAGCTATGTGGAGAAAATATGGAATCCATTGGACAGGAGTCGATAATTTTATTAAAAAAAATGAAATTGGATTTCATATATTACAAAAGTATGCACAAAAAATATTGGAGTATAAAGAATGAATCAACTATTTCAAAAAGCTAGGTCAAGACTTATTCTTGACAACCCATTTTTCGGTACGCTGTGCCTCAGGCAGAAGCCTACCGAATGGGATCAGCCAACTGGTGCAGTAGACGGTAAACATTTGTTCTACAATCCCAAGTGGTTTGAAAAGCTTACAGAGATGGAGCGTGTGGGTTTCCTGGCGCACGAAGTTATGCACCTGGTTCTTATGCATCACACGCGTAGACAAGAACGCAACGGTCACAAATGGAATGTTGCAGCTGACTACGCTATTAACAATCATCTCATAGCTGAAGGTTTTATTCTGCCTAAAGGCGGTCTGGTGGATGACCAGTACGAAAACATGACCACCGAAGCTATCTACAATATGCTACCTGAACCTCCTCAGGGATGGGACGCTGCATACAAAGATAGCGGTGGTTGTGGTGGCGTGCTGGATCATCCCGATTCTGATGGTACAAGCGGTACTGCTAGTGCTATCGAATCGGAACTGCAAGTAGCAGTTAACCAAGCAGCTGAAGCTGCCAAAGCACAAGGCAAACTATCTGGCAATATGCAAAAACTAGTGTCAGAGATTACAGATCCAAAAGTTGATTGGAAAGCTGTGTTGGCTCGTTTCTTACGTGCGAACAACAAATCTGATTTTACATGGGCTCGTCCTAACAGACGATTCATTGGCCAAGGCATGTATCTGCCTAGTCTCCATAATCCATGTCTCGAAGAGATTGCGATTGCGGTAGATACCTCTGGTTCTATTTCAGATGACGAGTTAGCACAGTTTACTTCTGAGACTTCGTACATATTACATGAGCTCAACCCTGAGCGTGTGCAGTTTATTCAATGTGACTATGAAGTACAAGATATATGCGAGTACACGCGTGAATCATTGCCTCTTGAAATTACATACAAAGGCAGAGGTGGTACAAGTATTAGCCCAGTAATTGATGTTGTTAATGCTAATTATCCAAATGTTGCTGCTCTTGTCTATCTTACTGATCTTGAGGTGCATGAATCAGATTTTGGAGACAAACCACAATATCCAGTACTCTTTATATCAACTAATGCAGAGGAGGCTCCCTATGGAGAAGTTATCAAAATGTAAACAATACGCCAAAGAGTTTGGTATTTCTGTGTTGACCGGCACAGCTGTGTTGTTTCTATTATTCGGTCTTGCAACTAGTATTCAGTACTCGTTGCTTCTGCTCGGAGTCGGAGTCGGCCTTGGGTGTATTATCTATTTATTATGGAGGTTAATCTAATGACTAATGTAGTCGGTACTATTACCACAGCATTGTGGATTCTAATTGAGCTTATACAGTTTGCGTATATGGCTTTTCTTGCATGGCAAAGGAGGAATGATGTTACTAGTAGGCATACTCAGCGCGCTAGGACTGCTTTTGCTGGCGCTTAAAGCTGGTGGTCGTAAGACTATCGGTAACGATATTTTTGTCGACGTGCTTATTACAGTTACGCTGATGGTTTGTTTCTACGGTACCTTCAGCGGTATGACTGCAGCTATGGTCGGCGGCTTGACTGCATCTCTTGTCTTGTTTGTTCTCAAAAAGACTATGACTCACGAAGTGCTTGAAGTCAAAAAAGTAAACAAAGTCGTTATGACTAAACCATTTAATGTAAAAGTGCCAACAGTTAAAGCTGGCTGGCGCAGAGTCGAACCATCTTGGAGGAAATAATATGGCTAGTGTACAAATGTCACAAACATTACGTGACCAAATAACAGAAAATTATAAACAACAATTGTATAGTGCGTACCGTAAATCGCACAACGTACAAGGTGCAATTGATACAATCATACACCGAATCACGGACAACGATCCTGAATTCTCGGTACTGTGCCAACTGCAAGAAGCACACAAGAAAACTATCGAATCTGTTAAAAACAGGTATTCAACTGGTGGTTACTATAATAGTAACAAACGCATATGCGAAAGTATTGTAGATACATCAACAGAACTTGGTCTTATTTGTAATCCAAACAGACCAGCTTCAGAAGATGGTACTTATATTACAGACTGGCATACAGAATACAAAGATATGTACAGCACTGAAGGTTCAATAAGACCAGCTTCTGATAATTATGTAGAAGGTGACATACCTGTAAAACTTAAAGACTTAGAACCTTTTTATTCACCAACTAATCTTGGTGTTAGTTATCAAAGAGGTTGGGGCGAAAAACAATATGCACCACATGTAGGTAATATGGCTATTATTGTTACTGACCCTAAACTATGTGAGCAGTTATCACCAATTGGCGAAATAGAAATTAAAGTTAATAAAGATCTAGATACTTTTGTAGAATATATTGACAAGATTACAACGCTTAAAAGATTTATTGACGAATGGCCTGGTGGCAAGAGTTTAGTACCTGATGAATATCTACAACGTATGCTTGCTAAGAAAAAACCAGCTCAAGCTAACCGTATGACTCCAGATCAAATTATACCTGACGAGTTGAAAGAACAGAT